AAGGTTTAGCCCCTTCTACAAGCGATCTTCTTTGATGCTTGAAGGGTTCTGTTTTGTATTTATACATTGTAAAATTATTTAAATTATTTATTTGCAAAGATCAAACAAATAATATATTGATTCGATCAAGGAGGTTCTTATGGACTTAGAAGCAGAATCTATTGTAAATATAGATATGGCAATGTCGACTGACATTACCGACTCTTGCAAAAAGTTATTGGAAACTCAGAAAAAAATAGCAACGGCTGAAGACGAACTAAAAAAGTTAAAAGAAGTTGAGACTAATCTTTCTGAGCAAACAATTCCAAACTTAATGCAACAAGCAGGTGTAGAGTTAATTAAACTCGAAGGTGGAATATCCGTAGAGGTTAAACCATTCTACTCTGCAAGAATACCAGCATCTAGAAGTGAAGAAGCTTTTGATTGGCTACGTGCAAACGGTCATGGAGACTTGATTAAAAACCAAGTATCTTTGGAGTTTAAAATGAAGCAAGACAATGAAGCAAAAGCACTTGTAGAAGAGTTGAAGAATAAAGGTCTAGCAGTTCAGCAGAAAACATCAGTACATCCAAGTAGTCTTAGATCGTTTGTAACAGAACAGATTAGAGATTTGGGTCAAGATGTTCCTGCAGATTTGTTTGGAACTTACGTTGCAAATAAAACTAAAATAACCACGAAGGAGTAACCATGATAGAAAAGCAACAAGAAAAAGCGATAGCGACTAAAAAAGAAAACCTACCATCGACTTTAGATTTAGAGTCAATGGAAGGACAAGGTAACGAGTTTGTAACAGCTCGGGATACTAAACTACCAATATTAAAAATTATATATCAAAACTCTCCAGTCTTGGATGATAAAGATCCAAGGTTTGTTGAAGGGGCTGGTCTATATGATATTTGGAGTGAAACATCTGGTAAAGTATGGAAAGCTAGAGATGGCTTTTTAGTTACACCATGTTTGTATATAAACACTTTTAATGAGTGGCAAGACATGGGTGAGTCTACTGGAAGACCTGTAAAGATACATACAGATCCAGCAGTTATGAGTGAAACAAAAAGAGATGCAGGTGGTAAAGATAGATTGCCAAATGGTAATTATATTGAAGACACAGGCAATCACTTTGTTATGATTTTAGATAAAGATCTTAATGTAGAAGAACAGGCATTAATTACCATGAAGTCTACACAAAAGAAAAAATCTAAAATGTGGAACTCAATGATACAATCGAGAAGGATGCAAGGTAAAAAAGGATTATTTAATCCCCCTAGTTTTTCTCAAGTTTATAAACTGTCTGTCACAAGAGAATCGAGTAAGGATTATACTTGGGGTGGTTGGGTTGTAGAGTTTCAAGAAATTTTATCAACGGATAAAAATCTTAAAACATTGCAGAGCACTCAAGCATTTTACAAAAGTGCAATGACAAGTGATATCTTTGGAAAAGTAGATTTCTCTCAAGAGAATCAATCTCAAGGTAACAATCAAGCTACTAAAGAAGCAACTCCATTTTAATTAATCATGGAGCAAAAACTCTTAAAGATATTTGAGGGTAATTCTAATCTCTATCTCACTACTTCTCCAACTGGAGGAGTAGATGAGAGAGGTAAGGTTGAGGTTAAGTGTCTTACGATACATAAACCAATTACTCTTGAATTATGGAAAAATCATTTAGAAGGTAAACAAAGAATAGGAACACAACCAGAGAAAGGTGATGTATGCAAATGGGGATGTATAGATATAGACCCACAAAGTTACAAAGATTATTCACAAAAAAAAGTTATAGATATATTAAGAGATAATCAATTACCATTGGTACCGGTAAGGTCTAAGTCTGGTGGCCTACATTTATTTTTATTCTTAGACGATTGGTATTCAGTTAAAGATGTTTTGAAAAAACTAAATGAATGGAATAAAAATTTCTTTCAGGCATTAGAAGTATTTCCAATGAATAAGTGTATGAATATGCCTTACTTCAATATGAATGCTACAACTGAGTTTGCTTATAATGATCAGAATACACCAGTAATGATTGGTGCATTCTTAGAAATGGTTAAGAATAAAACAATATCCTTAAAAGAACTTAATAATCTAAAAGTAAAAGAATATGAACCAGAGAGTGATTGGAAAGATTATCCTCCTTGTGTTCAAAAAATGATTATGGATAAATGGTCTGGTAGTCACAGGAATGATTTACTTTACAACGTTGGTGTTTTGGAGATGAAAAAAGCTGACGGTAATATTAATGCAAAAGATATGAGTGATATATTACAAAAAAGAAATCAAGAGTTATTTGTAACACCAATGGATCCAAAAGAAGTTGAGGCATCTGTTGCTAAATCAGTTGTTAAAAAAGATTATAATTATAAGTGTCCACCTAAGCTTAATGCAATTACACCTATATGTAATAAAGACTTATGTAAATTGAGAAAGCTTGGTATTGGTTCGCAAGTACCAGATATGATTGATGACTTTGAAGATGTAGAGTTTATTAGATCCACTAAATCAATTGAATATACTTTTAAGTTTCAAGATGAGAAAATAATAATTAATCCAGAAGATATGAAAGATGAGAAATCTTTTAGAGTTAAATTACTTAGATATGGAATCTATTGGATGACACTACCTAAACCTAAGTCGGGACCATCTCCATTTGAAATGCTTATGGCTACATTAGTTAGAAAAGCAGTAGAGAATGAGAAGATGAAATTTGAGGATACACTTGGTGAAGAGAAATATAATTTTCTTAAAAAATTCTTTGAGAGTCATATTGAAGAAGATGACTTTGAAAAACTTAAAGATAATTATGTTATACTAGACTCAACAACAAACATTTGTTATTTCAAGAAGATTACTTTTGAAAAGTTTTTAGGTAATGATAAAACATTTAAAAGTGCTAGTGAAGCATTGAACCTACTTAGTTGTGATAGACATGATTATCATGAAGGTGTTAAGAATGTATGGTCAGTTATGATGCCTAAGTTTGTTGATTACAAAGTAGCAGAAAAAAAAGAAACAACAAAAACTGTATCGGAGATGGATGACGAATTCCACACAGGAAAGTTTAGAACTTAAAATACTTAAAGATCTTTACCATAAAACAGTAAAGATCTTTGGTCCTCCAGGTACAGGTAAAACATACACACTGATTGAAAAGGTTCTTAAAAGTTATTTAAGAAAAGGTATTAAGCCAAATGATATTGCTTATTTATCTTTTACTAACAAAGCTGTTAATACTGCAGTGAGAAGAGCCATGGAGTCTTTTCCAAATTATTCTACTGAAGACTTCTCAAGATTTAAAACACTACATACTTATTGTAGGAGATATTTTCCAGAAGAAGTATTTGATCCTAAAGATTGTACAATTGATTTTGCATTACAGACTAAGGTAATTAAATCTTCAGACAAGAGATTAGCAGATGATAACTTTATGTATAAGGATTGGTCATTAGGAGTTTATAGTAAAGCTAGGAATTTATTAATTGATCCAGAAGAAGCATACAAGATGGAGAGTTATAAAAGAGATTCACTTACAGTATTTAAAAGAAAGATAGATACTTATGAACATTATAAGACAGGTGGAGGAGAGAGATCATTCATAGACTTTGATGATATGATTCAAAGAGCAATAACAGAAGTAGACTTCCCACCATTAAAAGTTTTAATATTAGATGAAGCACAGGACTGCACCCCGTTACAATGGTCAGTGTTATATAAGATGGCACCTAAAGTAGATAGGATATACCTTGCAGGAGATGATGATCAGGCCATATACAAATGGAATGGAGCTGATCCAAAATATTTTACTAAGTTCTTTCCAGGTCGAAAAGTAAAATTAAGAAAGACTCAAAGGTTTGGAGAAGCAATACACAGGTTCTCTCAAGTAATAAGAAGAGGGATAAGAGATAGTGAGGAGAAAGAATATCAGCCAGGAGAATCTAAAGGATCTGTTAAAAGTTATTTATCATTTAAAGAAATACCTTTTGAATCATTAAAAGAAGATTGGTACATCTTAGGTCGTATTAATGAAACTGTAAATGAACTTAGAATGTTAGCTAAGGACGCAGGGTTATATTACAAAGATAACAAAGGTACTAAATGTTTTGATCAGAAACAATGGGAAGCTATTAAAGCTTGGACAACTATTAGTATGAATAAAAAAATAGATAAGAGAGCAGCACGTAATATGGTTAAGTATATAAGAGAACTTGATGACCCTGCATTTAGATTGGATAAATTTTGGAGGAACGAACCAGACCTAAGAGAATATGACTTTCAAACTTTAAAAGAATGGTGTGGTCTAACATTAGAAGACACACAAAAAAATAAACCTTGGTATTGGATATTAAGAAGAAATTTTAAACCAAGACAAGTAAGACACTTTATAAGATTATTAAGAAGATATGGACAAAAAGAATTAGATAAGGATCCATTAATAACAATAGATACAATACATAGTGTTAAAGGTGGTGAAGCAAATCATGTTGTACTTTATAGTAAAGGTAATTATCCATCTGACTATGCAAATAAAAACAAACAAGAAAAAAGTGATGAACGTAAGGTTTGGTACACCGGTGCAACAAGAGCAAGAAAAACTTTACATTTATTAAGAACAGACTATAAGTTTAACTACCCAATTGGGTCAGACTATTTAATTTATGTCCAGGAGAAAAATGACAAATAACGGAATTTTTGATGAAGCTAAAGATGCTGATGAAAAACAAATTGGAGGATCTCACTACCAATCGTTTATTATTCAACCATGGACTTTTATAAGAAAGAATGGTCTTAATCCTTTTCAAGCAAATGTAATTAAATATGTATGCAGATACTTATTCAAAGGTAAAACAATAGAAGATATAGATAAGATTATTCATTACTGTGAATTAGAGAAACAACATTTGAAAGATGAAAAAAAAAATAAAGTGTAGTAAGTGTGATAAGGATGCAGTCATAATAGAGAATAAAATTTATTATTGTGGTCCCTGTGCTGTTAAACAATTTATTAAGAAGGTACATAAAAGATTTGTAAATGAGAGCAATTAGAAACTATGTGTTAGTAACACAAACTAGAAAAGCTATTCGTATAAAATTAGAGAATGGTTATTGTATATGGTTACCTAAGTCTGTAATCCACAATGCAAGTAAAGATAGTATTTTAGTAGATGCAGGTATTTATCAGAACAATTTGAATGAAGCTATTTTAGATAAACGAAATAAAGAACTTAAATTTTTAAGATCATTAAAACAAAACAAAAGTAAATTATATGAACGGACTACAACTTACCCTAACATTTAAGAAATCAATGTGGAATACACCATCAGAATATAAAGATCTATCTGGTGCAACGGAGATAGCAATTGACTTAGAAACTAGAGATGATGGTATTAATGAAAAGCTTGGAGCTGGTTGGGCTTTAGGTAAAGGAGAGATTGTAGGTTTTGCAGTAGCCGTTGATGGATGGCAAGGATACTTTCCGTTTGGTCATTTAGGTGGTGGTAACATGATACCTGAACAAGTAAAAAAATATATGAAGGATGTATGTGCACTTCCTTGTGCTAAAGTATTTCATAATGCTCAGTACGATGTAGGTTGGTTAGAAGCATCAGGGGTCACGGTCAACGGACCAATCATAGATACAATGATAGCAGCAGCATTAATAGATGAAAATAGATTTCAATATAATTTAAATAGTTTGTCAGTAGATTATCTAGGTGAGATAAAAGCAGAAACAGAATTAAGAGAAGCAGCCGCAGCACATGGTATAGATCCTAAAGCAGAGATGTGGAAGTTACCTGCAGAACATGTTGGTTACTATGCAGAACAAGATGCAGTGCTTACATTAAAGTTATGGCAGAGATTTAAACAAGAGATAAGAACACAAAGTCTAGAAACAGTTTGGGATCTTGAGCAGCAACTAATTCCGGTGTTGATAAAAATGCGTCAACGAGGTGTGAGAGTCCAAGTGGAATCAGCTGAAAAATTAAAAAAAGAAATGATGACCCAAGAAAAAGAATTACTGGAGGCCATACAAAAAGAATCAGGAACAGAAGTAGACATTTGGGCACCACGCCATATTGCCAAAGCTTTCGACAAAATGAAGTTAGATTATCCAAGAACTGAAAAAACAAACGAACCTTCCTTTACACAAAATTGGTTGATAAATAATAAGAACAAAATAGCACAACTTATTGTGAGTGCAAGAGAGATCAATAAATTTCATAGCACATTTTTATCTTCTATCCTAAGGTACCAGGTTAAAGGTAGAATCCATGGAGAGATACAACAACTTAGATCTGATTTAGGTGGTACAGTATCTGGAAGATTATCAATGAGTAACCCTAATTTACAACAAGTGCCAGCCAGAAACAAGGAACTAGGACCTAAGATAAGGTCTCTATTTATACCGGAAGAAGGCTATCAATGGGGCTCATTTGACTACTCGCAACAAGAACCACGAATGACGGTTCACTATGCAGCATCTATTGGAGACAATGGTTATGAGGGGGCACAAGAATTAGTAGAGGCCTATAAGAATGATGATGCAGACTTTCATCAAACGGTTGCAGATCTTGTAGGTATTGAAAGAACTCAAGCTAAAACAATTGGTCTTGGTATCATGTATGGAATGGGTAAGAATAAATTAGCATTGTCTTTAGGGGTTACTAAAGATGAAGCAGATGAATTGATTGTAAAATATAATAAGAAGGTTCCTTTTATTAGAAAACTTTCTGACAGATGTAAGTTAGCAGCAGATGAGAAGGGTGTGATCAGAACTAAAAAAGGCAGGAAGTGTAGATTTGATAAATGGGAGACTAGAGACTTTGGACTTCATCAAGCAGAAAAGTTTGAAGACGCAGTTGCTAAGTATGGTAGAAATAATATTAAAAGAGCCTTTACTTACAAAGCTTTGAATAGATTAATTCAAGGATCCTCAGCTGATCAAACAAAACAATCAATGTTAGATTGTTACAATGCAGGACATTTACCTATGCTTCAGATACATGATGAACTTTGTTTTAATATCAAAGACGATGCTCATGCAGATAAAATAAAATCTATTATGGAAAAATCAATTGATTTTAAAGTTCCTTCAGTAGTTGATGTCGGACTTGGAAAGAGTTGGGGAGATGCTAAATAGAAATTTTCCTCATGATAACAAGGACTTAATAGCTTATGCAGCAGGATTATTTGATGGTGAAGGTAACATTAATTATGCACAATATAAATGTAATAAACCAAACGGTAAGACTTATTTAAAATGGAATGTTGCAATGGAAGTTGCAATGACAGATTTAGATTGCATTAAAAATTTTTATGATATTGTTAAAGTTGGAAGTATTCATTTCAAAGGTATTGGTAAAGGATCATTAGGTAAAGTAGATCAGTGGAGATGGAGATGCTCACATCAAAAAGCATTATACCTTGCAAAATTATTTTTACCGTACGCTACTGTAAAAAGAGAAAGACTATTAAAAATTATAAACCACTATGAGTTTATTAAGCCGAAAGAATCCCTAGGAAAAAAGTTTAGTTTTTTAAAACTTAAAAAAAATTAGCCTACTGCAGCTAAATTTTCTTGAACATCTTGATACTTTAATTGATTTCTAAGAGATTTTATTTCACTCTCAGTTGCCAACATATCAGTAGTACAACCACCATGAGTCATAAGACTAGCTGACCAAGCATGCTCTTTATGTTGAAGCTTTTTAAGTAGCTCCAATTTTTCTTTACTTAACATCTACGATCTCCTCGTATGTTACGTGGAGTCTTTTATTACCCGTGAAGCCATCATTGATAA